AAAAAAGGTTTTGCTTTTCTTTTAAGAATTCGTTACGTTTCTGTATTTTTAGGGCGTCGTCTTTGGCTTTGTCTGTTGCGCCAGTTGAACTATTGCAACGACGGCAGGCAGGCCGTAGGTTGTCCATTTCGTTTCCGCCACCTTGAAAGATGGGTTGGATATGGTCTGCGGTGTCAGCTGGTTTGCCACAGCGGTAGCAAGGCGGGCTGTCTTTAAGTAATGCCAAACGGTTTTTGCGGTATGTCGGGTCATTGTAGGTGTCTTGTCGAGGCATGTCGGGTTTCCTTTCGGTTTGTTGTAAGTGTAGGTCAAGGTCTAGGGCGTAGGGATTAGGTCAAGTGCGCTGACGCCCACAGCGGAAGTGCGCCGCTGCGGTTGTCCTCAAATTACATGCCGGTATCGGTTGTTTGTGTCCCCCACTATTTTGACGCATGTCTCGTCTGGGAAGCCTGTCTAGTTTTGTTCGGTGGAAAACCCATCGCCTTTGCGTTAGGGAACGCTGATCGCCTGCAATGCGCAAGCGTCTACCCACGTTGCCGTGTGTTCCCACGGACGGTTTCAGGTTCCGTCTAGGGCTAATGAACGCCTCAATGCGTCCTGTCGTTATCGGTTGTATGTCAAATTATGTTTAATCGTGCGACACCCATTCGCCGTCAATCAGAACACGGGCAAACGCAACGTTGCTGGACGGTATCGGTGTACCGCTAATAGACACAAAAGTTAGGCCAGGGTACTTTGGCGGGCCGTCAACGATGATGAAAGCGACATTGCTAGCCAAGTATTCGCTGTCGCCTATTTCGCCCTGGCGCATAAACACTTTAATTGGGTTGCCTGGTACAACAATTTTCATGTTCGTTTCCTTGCTAGTCGGGTGGATATGAAGTCAATGTCGTTAGGCCGCCACACGTGGACTTCCATGCCCGCCGCTGACAACCTGCCAAACCATAGTTCTTGGTTGGCGGATAGTTTCCCAATGCTGGTTTTAAGTTCCGCAAATATGACGCCTCGATCAGCATGGCACAGCACTAGATCAGGGAAGCCAGGGTGACCCGTCAACGGTGTTTTCCACACCCCAGGGCGTATTTCCACAGCCCTAGTGTGCATAACTAGCCAGCCGTGCAACTTAGCTAGCATGATTACCTGCGACTGAAAATAGGATTCTTTCACAGCTGCACTACTTCAGGGCCGTACATGATAGGTAACCATTCCATGCCCTCTAAAGCGTGTTGAGGTAGCCACCAAGTAAGACAGCGGTCTTGGTCTGGGCGGTTTTCTTGACGCCCCGTACCGGACGCCACAATAGTTTTAGCGGTGTCAAAGTGCAGCCAGCCAGCCAACTTAACTTTGTTTTCGCCAACAATAGCCAACACAGTTTTAACACCCATGCGGTGCTTTTCTTGAAAAATTAAATGTCCGTCTTTGTGCAGGGTTGCTTTGACTTGGTACGGCCCGACGTCGCCTGCCCTGTCAGCTTCAAGGGTTTTGTCGTAGCCCACAAAATTAACTTGTAACGCTTTTGCTAAAGCCAATTCGCCTTTGACGCCATATAGGTTTTCGTCATATTTTGTTGGCTTTGTTGCCATTTGCCAATTTTCTGTGCGTAGGTCTGCCCAAGTGTCGCACGCTGCAAGATCATTGTCGTTTAACGTGACACCTACAGCGGTCATGAGGTTTTGCCCATGTCTTTAATAATTGCGTTGGCTTCTTGCCATGTTGCAGGCACAGCACCCGTGTAGCCGATAGCGGACAGGGTTTGAAGTTGGCTTTTGGACACGGGCCATACAGCGTTAGGGTCTGCAGGTTTTGCCCTGGTGCCGTCGTGGGCTACTTGTGCGCCTCGAATCTTAGTTTGCGAATTTGTGTTAACAGCAGGCGACACAGTAGGGCCGTCGTTCTGGCGGTTTTGGACTTCCTCAAACGACGCCATTTTGCCAAACGGAATCATCATGCCAAGCACACGCCCTAGACAGCTGGTGCTTGCGTTCATTTGTTCGCTGTTTTTGACATACGGCGTCATGCCTGGGAACGGTTCCCAGCAGGTAGCCACGGCGGGCAACGGGTCTGACGGGTCACGGTAAACCGTCATGGTGACGGATATAAACGTTTTGTCGCCTATCGCAATCACTTTGGCTGGTTCCTCAATCACCCTCAATTCGGGCCACTTGTCAAGGGCTAAACGGAATCGTGTCGGGACATCTACATAGTCGCCTAGGTTCACTTAAAACCGCCCAAACGCATAGCAACAATGGTGTCCTGTGAAGTTTTGGTGAGGTTGACAAGGTTTATGCCGTGTTCCTCAGCGGTGTACGCCATTTCGTAAAGGCATTTGCGAAGCTGGTCAATGTCGGACCGCTGTTGTTCAATCTGCCAGGCGGCGGCTTTCATAGCAATATCTGCTTTAGAAATAGCGGCAGACAAAGCTTGCATTTGATCATTCATGTCGGGACCTTTCGGTTGTCGGGTAATCAGGACTATACACAACCCCTGTGCCTAAGTAACGCATACGTCGACGATCACCCTCAGTTGTGTTAGCCCACAAGCCCTGTAACGCCTTATCGGCAAACGACATAGCAAATTCTAGGCAGTCGTCAAATACCGGACAGGTGTCGCAAAAAGGTTTGATCATCTTGCGGGCTAACGCCGATTCTGTGCCGTTAGCGGGGAAAAACAGGTTGGTTTCAAGGCCACGGCAATTTGCGTATTGTTGCCAGTCGGGGCGGTCAACATCAAACATTAGGTCAGCACAACCGCCAAGGTTGCCACCCGCATTGCCCTTTAGCTTCACGCCCAGAATATAGCAACCATGCCCAATGCAAATTGGTATGCGGGTTAAACATGTCGTCAGGTGTCAAACCCATACTGGTCCACCATTTGTTGTGGGCAAACCAGTTGGCTTGGATAAGGCCATAATCGGCGCACGGGCGCCCTGCGTCGCTTTTGCTGCACGCTGTCGCCTTGCACCTAGATTCACGCCACATAATAAAACTAAGCGTTTTAAGCGTTTTTACATCGTTGGGCCACCCTGCGTTTACAGCTGTCAAAAAGTAGTGGGCGCACGGCAAATTGCGTAATTCTTCAGCAAAAACGACAGGTGCAACCGTTGTTGTTGTTGTTGTTGTTGTTGGCGGGTACAGCTGCCCTTGCACCTCGCTAGGCGTATATATCTGCACGGTGATTCGAGGGCTTGTCTGCACAACAGGCGACAATTTGGCAGGATCATTGCTGAACCCTGTCGCCACAATCCAGCACATAAACCAAGTAAATAGGGCTAAACCTAGAAAACGTTTCACATTCATTATTTGTCCTTTAGTCGGGGTAAGGTCGGGTTATGTCTACCGATTAGGTGCGATGAAGTCAAGCACCCTTAAAAATGGTTTTAAACGCATGGGCAACAATGTCTGGGTGATCAGCTAGTAGCGGGCTGATCTCAACATGAACCCAGGTGCCGCCTTTGCTGCCAATCGTGTTTTTGTCGTACACCCGCCAAGCGTCCCTATCACAGCGGTAACCAGCACCAAAACCTAAAGTTGACGGCTTGTAGGTGTTTGCGTAGTCGTGTATTTCCTCTATGCCTAAAATGTCACGGTGGACATATAAAAAGTCAATTAAAGCGTAGCGCTGCTTAACGGTGCCGCTTAGGTCAAACGCCCGCCAAGTGCTATGCACAGACAGCACAGGTGTTTTGCTAGGGCTACCTTTTACAGGACGGTTGGCATAGATACCTAAGCTGGTCACGCCAAACAGGTAACAGCAATGGTCCACAAACGTTTTAGTGCCTTTGCGCTCGACAGCCCGTGGGCCGTCTTTGTTCCCCGTGTAGGGCCGTATGGTCATTTGCGTCCAAAGATAGGCGGTACCTGTTCACCATTTTTGGGGCGTATGGAATTGCCTACGCTGTACCCAACAATAGTGCCAAGAATACCCGTACCGGCTGACTGGTCTATTTTGCCTATAGCCATTAAAACGGTTATGCAAACCATTGCCACAAGGACAATCAACGCTTTTGGTGGGTTGGTGATGTTCATGCTGGAAACATTGGTGGTTCGGGCGGGTCAGTGTACGGTTCTGACAGTTCACAAGTCTTCCCGCATTGCCCGCAAAAGACAGGTGACGGGTCACCCCACATAAATTCTTCAATGTTGTTTTGTGTGCATGTTTCTGTTTTGCAAGTTGCCGTTACCATCATGCCACCTCGTAACTAACTGCGATACTTACTTGATCGCCAGTAGCTAAAGTCATTGTAGGTGTGTTAGCGCCCATGTTGTTGGTTGAACCGTATGCATAACCTGTGCAGGGTGACGACGCCATCGCTGAACCCTGATAAAGCGCCGTAGTTGAATCGTGAATAAAAAATGTTCCAATCACTCTTGTGCCGTTTATGTTGACAGGCACTAATCCACTAGGAAACGAAACAGATACAGTTCCACCTAGTCCAGCACCTGTGCAAGTCAGCATTATTTGAAGAAAAACTGTTTTTTGAACTTGACAGTATTTGGCGTAGTTGACTGTTTTACCAACTGCAGTGCCTTGTGTCAGGGTTGGCGTGTATGTCTCCCAAGCTGCGCCAATCGTGTTAAGCGTGGCAGCGTTCAAGACTTGCCCCGCTACTGTCCCTGCTGTCCATTGGGTCGACATGATTAGTACCTTACTAGACGCCTAGACGGTCTGTGTCCAAGACACCAAAAACGGCGTCGTCTAAAATAAAATTGGCGTAATACGTCTGCGGCGTCATTGTTATGTTAAACAGCGTGCTTGCCGGTGTGGCGTCAACAGTTATAGATTCGGGCCAGTAGACGCCCGTTGTGGACACGCCGCCAGGCGGCGTATAGGACACATTATAGAAAATGGTGTTGCCTAATACTGAACCAGCAAAAAGCGCTAAAGCTGTTGCGTTTTGTGCAACATCGCTAAACGTCATTTTAAGCGTAATTGTGTTGGGATCACTAAAAGCGTTGGCGTACCATTCGGCGGTTGCGTCAACTTGGGCGCTTTGCGCTGTTGTAGCGGTAAAGCTGCGAACACCGTACAAGGCGATAGAAGCAGCGTTTGTTTTAGTTGCCGAAGTTGCGGACCCTGTAATTGTTGCCGAATTATATAAAAGGTTGTTGTTGCTAGATTCGCTTCGACTAATGGTTTGGTAACCAATTTGGCTAGCTGACGTTGTGCGCCCAAACGTTAAAACGGTAGACACGCCTATTTGCAAAGCAAAGTTACTAGGCGGCCTGTAGCTGTATTCGTATGAAGTAAACGAATTGGCCGTTGATCTAAATAAGCCACGGTCACCTGTAGCAATGTCGTTTAGGCGCTGGTTGACATTAACTGAAAACGTACCAGTGGACATTGCAACGTCGCTGTTAGTAGCAATAATGGATAACTGGTCAGGTAGCAGGTTTACGATTTCCTGCATTTGTCCGTTGGTAGACACCAAACTTTGATTAACAAAATTGACGTTGCCTGCATTGTGCAAGGCGTCCTGCAATAACACGGTCACGGTGCTGTTGTTGCCGTCCCCTGGGTTGTCGTTGTATTCTCTAGAAATCACCGTGAATTCTGCTACTTTGTCCGATTGCGTGAATCCGTGCGTATTAGGTGTGCAATCAATACGAATGTTGTCGTTGACGTTTGCGTAAGCTGCCTGGTTGCTTGTGTTAGTTAAAACCAATAAGCCTGTATTGCCAGAATAAGGCGACACGGGCGACGGGCGCCCATAACTAAAACTTAATGACCGCACATACTGGGTTATATCCAAGTTTGCTTGCGTAACGTTTAACACTGTCCAAGTAAGTTTTGTCATTACATGTTCCGAATGTTTACCGGCACGGGTCCTGAAGTTCGCACATAGGTTTGCAGCGCACGAACAACAGCTTGCGGGTCTGCGCCTTGCACGTTTACCGTGATCGGATTGCCTAAGCCAGCAACACCGCCCATGCCTCGATCATTGCTAGACAAGTCTGGTGCTTGTATCATGCCAGCGCCTGAATCGTGTATGCCTGGTGCTTTGCCTGGTTCGCCACCTACACGCCCAAAACTAACGCTGCCTATCTCTTTAATGTTTACACCTGGCACAAGGTTTAACCCTTTAATAATAATGTTGATTGCTTTAATAAAACCGTTGACCATTGTCTCAACATAAGTCAAAATGCCGTTTACAACCAGCCTGACTACAGTACGGAAACCCTCAAACTTCTTGTAGGCGGCAACGATAGCGACACCCAACGCAATAATGCCAGCCGTAATTAAGATTGCAGGGTTTAACAGCATGGCGGCGTTAACAGCTAAAATAGACACAGCCAAAATGCCCATGCCAGCAATCACAGCTGCCAACAGGGTTGGGTTCTTTTCGGCCCATGCAGCAAACTTTTCAACAACAGGTTGCAACTTAAGCATGATAGGCAGAAATGCCATGCC